AGCCTGCCGCGGTATCCTTTGCCGCTTTGCATGTTGCTGCCGGATCATTCCCCGCACGGACTATGCCATACTGCTGCTCCGCGTCACCGCCTGCGCTTGAGCATGCTGCTACCACTACCATCATTCCGCAGGCCAGCCAGCGCATTCACGTCTCCAGTTAAGCCGTAATACACCGGATGCGGAAGTTCTGCACGGTATGAAATGCATCGGCCTCATCGGGATCCGCCAAGAGCTGAGAGCCCTGCCAGGACACAGCCAAGGTGCCGCGCGAGATTGTCACGCGCTTGCCGTCCAGGGCCTTCGCGATCGCTGTACCTATCCGACTGGCATGATCTTCCGCTGTCTCGACGACTGTTGTGCCCGACTTGCGAGGGCCAGCGAACCCATGGATCGCCATCGTCAGGCTTGTACCGTCGACACATGCCGCACGCACCGGCGCAACTAGCGGCGCACCGCAGCGGATAAATGGCCATGCAGGCATCGGAGCAGTCGTCTGGGGGTAGATGCTTACCTTTGCCACCAGTGCGAGCAAATCGGCGTCAGCCTTCATCAAGGTGAGAACGGCCCGGCGAGCCTCAAGCGTGCTGTCGATCGCCATTACCGGATACTCCCGCCTGCGATGATGTGGTCGACCGCCCGACGCACCAGCGCGATCGCCTCGTCTTTCTTGAGCTGGGTCGCTGGCCCCATGAACGGGCGCGGCAACATCTTGCTTGTTCCATACTCGAGGAAAACTGAGTAAGGCGCGTTACTACTAACCTCAACCTTGAGCGGCGCCACCTGAACCGTTTCGATGTTGCGAGCCAGCACACCGCTATCGTTTGAAGGCGGTTCGCCCGGTTTGCTCGGAACGTGCCCTTTCCCAGACACCGCCCCAGTCGTGATTAATCGAGCCGCTTCAACTTCAATAAGGTTCCCGGCAGCAAATAGCGCGCGACCCAAGTCTGCATCTTTGCCGCTACCGCTGATAGTTTTCAGCTTGGCGCTAAACGCCGCACCTCCGGTAATTTTGACCATAGCCCCGACATCCCAGCGAATGCCTCTCAGTGTTACCGCCGCTAGGCACACCCCGCCCCCCGTCGAAAGGGGCTCCTACTAGCGGAGCCACGACGTATGCCCTGAACCTTCATCCTCGTTTCACCGCGACTGCCCTGTAGCTCTCGCCGGGGGGCCAGCCCTAGTCTCGACCGTTCCAACATGGCATTGCCATATCGGGGCCGTCGTCGCCGTGATGCCGAATAATCGGCGCCCACACCGTGACGCGGTTATGCCTTAGCTCAGTTCAAGCATCGGCGGTTCGGGGGAAAAACCCGAGGAACATGGCTGATTATCGAGATCGCCTAGCTCGTCATGGTCTGGTCGCTACCCGCAGTTAAGTCGGGGGGAGCGCGACCGCGCCAAGGCAGCTTCATTCCTACAGGCGGGAGAAGCGCCAACGCGCATAAACCACCTTGCAATTAGACCGAGGGTTACCCTAAAGGGGGCCTGTCGATCTGGCGTGTGTAGGGCGCCGTTCGGGGCCCGGGCGTGTGCAACCACGACTCGGGCCATTTCGTTCTAGCGATGTTCTTGGTTATGCCAAGCGGAACATGATGAGTTATTTCGATCAGTCCCGCCGACCTCGGCATATAAAGTGCGAACCCATCGGATCTTTGCTGACCGACTGGACGCTGTAGGATCCAGCGTTCGGGCCCGCCGTGACTTCTATCGTGGCGTCGGTGTCCAGTTGCCCGTCGAGGGTCGAGCACAGCACCAGCAGGGAAATATCGGTGCCCACGTAGCCTACCTCCGCCCGCATCGCCTGCGTTGCCGCGTCAACCTGCGCCATGCAGTCGAGCTCGATCGGCAAGCCCGGCTCGCTGATGCTCCCACCGTCGTCAAATACCGGCGTGCCAGGCCAATGCGCAACGGATGGGAAATACGGCCCCAGCCCCGCCTGCGAGAACGCCATAGCGACGCTTGTGAAGAAGTTGGGGACGCTCACGACCAGCAGATCCCGCTTGGCTCGACATAGCCGACGATCGACGGCATGCCGCGGTTTCGGCGCAGCAGGACAGCAAACTCTTGCCCGTATTGGGTCGACGAGTAGCCGCCCGACACGGACCGGTTAGCTGCGGCCTCGGATACGGCGACGTCCATGCTCGCGCTACGGAAGCGCGTCACGCCGGCCGGAAGCTGCTCCCCAGCATCGAGCGTGAGGCCTGCCACCTTCCCTGCCGCCATATTGTGCGCAGCGAGCGAAAGCAGGCCGATGTCGTAGTCGTCACCCCAATCCGGCTTCACGATGCGCGTGGCGTCGACCAGCCAGTAGGCGATCACGTCGTCACCGACGTTGGCGAAGGCAGGGTAACGGAGCTTCAAACTCGATGGGTCGGACATTTACCGTCCTGTCTCTTGCTGGTGGTATTGGTTTGCTAGCGTGATCACCGCCCGAAAAGCGCCGCCAGTAGAAACACAAACAGCGGCGAGTTGCACCGCCAGAAGATGTCGCCCGGCTCTCTCGAACCGGGCGCATCGGTTACTTGACGGGCTTGTTTGCTGGCCAATAGCGCATGGTCATCTCCTTTCATGTTGGAGTTGGGATCAGGCACGCACGCCATCGATTGCTATTTCTTTGACCCTCAAAGCCGCGTAGGCTGAGGCTCTCAGAACTTTTCGAATGGACGTAGCGATGGAACGAGCGCTGAAATGGTTGTCGATGGCTTGGGCAGAAATAATGAAGCCGAACGGTCGGTATAAGCCCCAGCCTTCCGCCGACTGCGATCTCTGTGAGGAAGAGACCGCAGTTGAAGGCAGCGCGTTCTGTTTCTGGTGCCAGCCGGGGCTGTAACTGCCACTGATCACGCTGCTGTCGCCGTGATGTTGTCGAGCTGAAGCCCAACCGTCGCTGAAGACGCAGCGCTCGACTGACGCCAGCCGATGAGGCCCGGTGCGGCAAGCGTGGTTTGCGTCCCTGCTGCCGGCGAACCGCTGAACACCTGAACCGCAGCGGCCCCGTTGACGCTCACCTTGAGCGTATGCACCTCTGACCCAGCAGCGCCAGTGATGACCAGCTCGTAATCGAGGGTATCGCCCGCCACGAAAGCCGGGGTCGCCGTTGTTACACCTGCAAAGTTGCTAGCTGTCGACGCAACGAAGCTGGCGAGGGTGTGGAACGAACCGTTCGATCCGCACCCGGCATAGTAATAGTTCGCAGCATCGACCACACGATACCGGATGTAGCAATTGCCCGCCTTGGTGTTGACGATGGTCCGCCACTTGATCGTTTGGTTGATCGTCGAGGGTGCGTAGCTGAACGTGCCTTCGCTGGGCACGGTGGTTCCGGCCAACGCATTGTTGCGGATCTGCGAAACGCCGACCGTCTGCGTAATCGTGTGGCCGCTGTCCGTGGTATAGGATGCAGCAGGCGTGTTGTCGGCTCCGGTGAACGTCGCATTGAGGCCACCCACGGGCGCGGCGACGGGCGTATAGCTCGCAACAGCGCTTACAGGACCGGTCCCGATCGCGTTGACTGCGCTAACCCGGAAGTCATAGGCCGTCGAGTTGGTCAGGCCGGTGACGGTTGCTGTCGTTGCGGTAGAAGTGCCATCCGCGAAGGTCAGCCAAGTGCTGGACGACGACGCCTTGTACTCGACGATGTAGTCCGTGATGGCCGAACGATTGCTGCTTGGCGCAGTCCATGCGAGCGCCACCTGACCGCTCGACGGATTGCCCGATAGGCTTGTGACCTGCGCGGGCGCGGTCGGGGCGAGGTTGTTGGCCTTCGCCGTTGCGAGCGCGCTGTAATACCGCCCGCCGAACGTGCGCTGGCTCGCCGCATCGAAATGAAGGTTGTCGCCTCCACTCGTCAGGCCTGTGCTGTCCACGAACGCCGTGAACGCAACGCGGTTCGGCAGATCAGCAAGAGCTGAGGAAACTGCAACGGTTGTCTGTGCGCCGCCCACCAATAGCCCACCAACAACGAACGGAGCATTGGTCGCCCCGGTGATGCTTGAGCGCCAGCGCGAGATTAGTGCGTCCAGATCGGCTGAGTAAGTGGCCTGCGACGAGGTACGGTCGCCCTCACCTTGGTGCCACGCTATCATGGCAAGCTGATTTGTGCCGCCTGGCAGCGCCAGAGCTGCATTAGCACGGGCAATAGCCTGCGTGTCGCCGCTGCCGCCCGAGCGCCAGAATCCGGTGTTGAACGCGGTGTTACCCTGAGCCACTGGAATGAGAAGTATCTTGCGCCCTGGTGCTAGCAAACCGGCAGCAATGTATGCCTTGGCGATCGACATACCCATGCCGACCGTGTTCGCAGTCTCGTCGCGAGCGTCGAGAGGATCCGATGCCAGCGTGACGGTCTGAGAGTCGTAGCCGTATTGCATGATCCGATCATCAGTTGCGTCAAGCGTCGGATCGACCGGGCCATAGCGGCTTTCCATGTTGGATTGGCCAGCGAGCAGAATGCCGTCGTAACCTGCAAATGCGACTGCAACCGTGATCACACCGATCGAGGTGCGCGGCGATCCCGTGGCGCCTGCAAGCGTCTCGACGATGTTGACCGCGCCCGCCGTGGTAGGCGTGCCCGTGATGACTGCGCCAGCGATCGACAGGCCGGCAGCACCCGCGCCCGAGAGGGCAATCGAGCTGCCTGACGTGAGTCCGTTGATCGTGCCGCTGTATGCAGTGCCGACGATAGCCGACGATGGCGACACGGTGAGCGCGCCAAGAACAGGGGTGACGGGCGCCGCGGCGATGGTGACGCTGACCGTCGACTGCCGCGGGGATCCGGTTGCGCCGGCCAACGTCTCCGTCAGCACAATGCTGGGGCTGCCTGCGGTCGTGGGCGTGCCGGTGATCGTCCGGGCTGCGCTGTTGAGCGTCATGCCCGCGGGAACGGTGCCGGTGATGACCGAGCCTGCCGTCGCGCCGCTGATCGTGATCGTGGTCGACGTGCCAACCGTCGCGGTCGACGGGGAGATCGTCAGGGCGTTCAGGACCGGGGACGCGGCAGCCACGGTGATGTTGGACCCGCTGGTTGTCTCACCCCCGGGCCCTGTAGCGATCGTCTCGTAGCGGTAGGTCCCGACCGAGGTGGGGGTATAGGTCGCGGAGCCAGTAAGCACCGACGATCCCAGCAGCCAGCGGCGCGTGTAGCTCGCCGCGTTCGTCGCGACACCATCGATGCCGGTCAGCAGCTCGCCGACCTGGGGCGTGCCGTCACTGGCGATAGATGTTGGCGTCGTGAACTCCGGCGCTGGAACAGGGATCACCGGCGCATCGTAGAGAATGACCAATTGCGAGATCAGCGGGGGCGCCCCCAGAAGGGGATTGTCCTTGATTGTCACCCGAACCGCCGTCAGCGAGATAGACCCGCCCGGCAGTGACGGTACGACAGCGGCCGAACTGACGACGCTCAGCGTGCCTGTGCTGATGATCCGGCGACCATAGAACAGGCGCTGAGAAAGCTCGACCCGCAGGCCCGGCCTGTTGAGCATCACATCCGACCAGCGCCCGTCGAAAGCCCAACGGAAATATTCTCCAGTCGCATCCGAAAGCCGAGTGCCCTCGTACTGCGAAGGGTTGCCAGCGAAGTCTGTAACAACTTCACGCGTGCTGGCCGTGTAAAACGTCAGCATCATAGCCTGATC